ACGTTGGAGTCAAGCAGGCGTGGTGCCTGCGTGGTCACGAATACGTCAATGCCCCTGTGCCGGTGAGTCTCCAGTTGAGCGACGGATTCGGGCACTTTTGTACCAGCACCACGAGGACGCCAGACACGCTGAACTTCATCAATCACCAGAATCGCGCCATCTGGCAATTCATTGTGCCAATTATTGGCATCACATACCGTATGAGGCAGAGTGAGGCCGTTAAGCCCGTCAACAAAAAGAGGACGATCACCCGGCAGCTTAGACAAAAAATCGACCAGCGAGGCAGTTTTGCCCGCACCCGGAGAACCTGTAAAGAGGGTAATCACGCGAGAATTTCCAGCTTCTTGAGGGACATAAGGCCAACGCGAGCAACCAGAGCACCGGCCACGATCGACAAGGCAGTACCACAGCCCGCAATTTGAATCAGTGACAGAGCATCACCACTCAGTCCACCCCATGCACTCTTTGCATTGTCCAAAGCGGTATTCAACGCCGTGGAAATGGCAGCGTATGACGCAACGCCAATGCCAAGGGAGATAAGCGCCTTTCGAACAACAGGACCAGCAAGGGTCACGAGCCATGAGCCAATTTCAGCGATAGCCATCAGTCAGCACCCCCACGAACACCAAGCAAGATCAAACCAGCCGCAAGCCACGCAATGGCAATAATGACCGGGCGAAGCATAGACAGACCATCACAGAGCTGACCAAAGTCAAAATCGACATTTGCACCAGCAAGATGGCGAGGAGCAGGACAGGAACCACCACCGCCGAAGCCCTCAGGAGTGATAGAGATGTCTTTGTCATCATTGCCCAATTGCTCCTCGTCAGGAGTGTCGAGTTCGGGTTTTGCACAGGCCAAAATATCGGGGTTGTCCTTGCACAAATCGGACTTTTCAGCAGTGGGCGCGGTTGTTTCGCCAGCCGGAGGAGTTACAGGAACAGGAACAGGCTCACCAATTGGCACAGGGTCAGTCTTTATGATGTCCTTAGGCTGGACATCGACGCGCCATGGGTCGCCGGGGAGAGGCGCAGGGACAACATCGACAACAGGTTGGCGCCAAGTTTGAGGCAAATTCTCTGGATTAGGAACCGGCAGCGGCACAGGCTGCGGCTCACCTTGAGGCACGCGCAAAGGTTGAGGCAATGGAGCCGGAGCAGTACCCGGCGAAACAGACGGCAAAGGAGTGGGATTAACAATAGGCAACTTGACCGGCAAAGGGATAGGGATCTCTTGAGGCATACCCGGTGGGATCACAGTTGAACCGCGATTATTCACATAATCAGTCTCAGGAACAATTTCCTCACGTCCGTTGGGAATTGTCCTAGAACCAATATTCACATAAAAATTGGTTGAACCAGTATTCGAACACCTCACGAGACCATCAGAAACAGCCCAGCAAGATGTTGCATGATCTGTTGAACGATAAGAAGCATAGCCAGTGGTGGCGGCCATGGAGGAAAAAAACCCCCAATGGACCGTAGCGCCATACGCAAAGGAAAATTCGACAGTTTCGCCAGTAATCACCTTAGTGACACCAGCAGGACCGAATTTATATTCGCCGTTATTGGTGTACCACTGATAAGCAACTGAACCAACAGCAAGGGCTAAAACCATAGCCGGATTACCAAAACCAGCAGTAGCGGCAAAGGTTGCAGCATTTGAGGCATATTGATAAGCCACAGGCATCGTGACAGACTTACCACCAACATTAATGACAGAAGCGGCAGAAGAAACGACACCAGTTGAAAAACTTTTATCGTTTGCAGCAGCCTTATACATATTGCCGGCAGTGGTGCCAGCAGACCAACCAGCAGGAACCGCAAGCTGGGCATAACCAGCAAATGCAACATTTGACGCAGCAAGAAAAGCAACAATCAGGAATTTGAGATAAGCCATGCAGCCCCCAAAATGCAGACCATAACGGCCATGAAACCGGGTGTCATTCGTGAAGCCCTCGGCGAATAAAGAGAATGCCAGCGACAGCCAGCCAGCAGGCGGCAATACCCCACGCGATGATCAAACCATCAGCGGTATCAAGCAGGCCACAGGGGAGAGGGGTAACAGTTTCAGTCGTGGTGACGACAGAAGTGTTCGAAACATTACGCAACACGTATGTGATGGAGGCAGCCGTTTGACCGGTGGAGTCCACCACATACGTGGCCGTACCAATTTGAACGACGCCACCCACCTCCTTAGCCGCCATGGCCTGAACCGCCGCTAAGGGCGTGGAGTAGCAAGCATCGCCAACTTGGTACGAGGCCATTTTTACAGACCCTTGCGGATGAACTTGACGGCAGCAATGGCGATGATTGCCACCAGCACGGCACCAGCAACCACCAAGCCGTCAGCCTTCATATCAGTGATAGCGGTGGTCACAGCCGCAGGGACTTCAGCAAAAGCAGAAGCGCCAACAGTTGCCAAAGAAGCCAGACCCAAGAAGCGGAGAGTTTTGTTCATAGTGAACCTTTCAAATTGACCGAGAAAACGCCCGGTCAGCGTATCGCCCAAAACGGGCAAATTAGGGGAGTTAGAGCGGGTAATCGTCAGCCGTACCGAGACGGTCAAGGTCGATAAAAACCGGCATGTCGTCAAAGTCGCAATGGTCTAATGCGAGTTGAGCGATTGACTCAAAATCTGTGAGGACACCACCGCCAGCCTCTCGCAAGTTGGACACCCATACGGGCGAACCATCTTCGAGCGAGGGACATAGAAATTTGCCCGTGTTGAGAGACTGGACGATGAGCCGCATGGTTAGGCCTTGGCAGTCGCCGGAGCGGTGCGAGCGGGTTTGATGTCCAAGAGGGTGAGCTTGGTTTTGCCGTCAGCAGCGGCCACCACATCAAAGGTGCAATCGACCATGATGCCGGTCTCAGGCCAGCCCGCTTTCAGGTGTTCCCATTTTTTCCACTCGGTGGAATCACCGAAGGTGAAGGGGCGGGATTCCATGCCGCAGCCATCGCCTGCACTGTTGTCGGCCACGTCAGCCAAGATAAAAAACTTGGTGGAGGAATAGCTTTTTCCTTCCATGGTCACAGCGGATTGCTTGATGCCAGTGCAGCGGGCAGTTGAATTCATTTTCATTTGAGGTTTCCTAGGTGTTATGCAAAAGAGTAGGTGGCATGAGTGCCGGAATCTTTTACGAGGTTGAAAGACGAGAGGACATTGAGAGCGGGTGACAGTTGCGCCTGAATTTCAGCGCGGGAAAATTTGGACAATCGGCCCGGCAGTTTTTGGCCGGAAACGATGGCGCAGAATTCGTCAGCGCCGAGGTATTCAAAGGCCAAGGCCATCGACGCGGCAGCGGTGTTTTTGAGCCAGCGAATGGAGCGCACGCATTCAGCCTTGACGGTTTCAATGGGCAGGCGTGGAGCACATAGCACGGGCTCAGGTATTGCCAGAGAATCGGCGAGGCGAATCATTGATTCGTGCCAGTCAGAAGCACCCGCGAAATAGTCGGCAGGACGGCGCAGCATGTCGGTGCCCAGAACGCGCAATTTATTGCCGTAGCGAAGCTCTACACGTAGCCATTCCGAGCCGGAATTGACGCCGAATAGCTGATGGCCTTTTTCGTAGCAGTTGGTTTGTTTTCCGCTTTCTTTGGAGCCGAAATACAGAGAGCGTTCTTGGCTGTTTAGCCAGTCGCCGACACAGGCGGATTTCAGTTTTCGACCGCCGACATCACACAGGCCGGCCTTGTATTGGGTCACGATGGAGTCAAGGCCACCGGGTATGCCGTCAAAGAAATCTAAAGCCAGATCACAGCGAGTCATTGTTGCGCTGCAATCGTCCACCAAATCGGCAATGCGTTCAGCCCAACCACTGGCGGCAAAGGTGCAGGCAGCGCCAAATATATTCGCGTGAATTGTGTTGCTTTGGCTTTTTTGGCGTGGTGAATCGCTGGAAGACAGGAAGCCGACCCAACCGCATTCGTTCCCGTGGCGTTCGATTGACCAACGGAACTTGTAAAAATCTAAACCCTTGCGGATTTCGGCGGCAACGCTGAATTCAGGGCCAAGAGCTTGAGCGGTTTCAAGCGCAAGCTCATGAGCTTGGGCAGAGGCTTGAAAATCACAGTCTTGAAGATCAGCAAGAATTCTCTGAAATTGACGTTGACGAATTCCAGAATCGTCATAAACAACATCTTCAGCAAGTGGAAAAAGTTGGTCAACATCAGGCAATGGAGCATTACGAAGAAGGGCAGTAAAGCGCACCCAATCGACATGAACAGCGCATTTAGATTCTTGACGTTCAGCCAGCAGACGCAATTTGACTTCGCCACCGTCAGCCACCAGAAGAGAGCCGGGAGCCCGGTTTTTTGGGATTGCCGAATGCTTGTAATTCGGTTTCTGTTGGGAGGTCATTTACCCACCTTGAAAGTGTTATCCCCGTGATTACCAAGGGGGGCGCTTCGCGGTGCGGCCCCGGCCTTCGCAAGCTCAGTCCCAGCCCGCCCCGCGCCGCTTGTCGGCAGGCGCACAAGACCGAACAAGGCCAGATGTTGAGCATCCAAGAATTCAGCGATGGCGCGCCATGGGCCAGCGTTGCGGGGGGCGTGGGTCAGGGCGTTCATATTCAAACCCGGCTCACAAAAGAAAAAGCAACGACTTCAAAATAACTCCAGTCGTCAATAGCACCGGAAAAATTTAATGAGTCATGACCGCCCATAGGCAAATAATCAGGCGCGTCTAAAAAGCCATCAAAAGAGGAGGGGTAACCATCTTTTATGTGCTGGATGTAAAGAGTGGAGCCAGTGAAAAAGCCAGCATTGACGCGGAACCTTGGAAGCGGGTTTGGGCAAGATGGGAGAAAGCACCCCCGCAGCGCCGGATAGTCGGAAACCGCAAAATCTACGGTATCCGGGGTTTGTGCTGCGAAGGCGCCAAAACTGAGTTGTGTGGAGGTCATTTGCGGTTTCCTTGCGTTTTCTGAGAAAATCCCCCCATAAAAGGGATTCAAATTTGCATCCTTTTTGGATACACACCGAATATATCCGAAAAGTTTACAGAAACGCAAGGGGAAACCATGCAAAAACCGTTTTTTTTGGATGAATTGATCGACCGAGCCAGCAAAGCAGCCGGAAACGATACAAAACTGGCAATAGAACTAGAGACGAGCAGACAAGCCGTCAGCAATTGGCGCAACGCAAGAAAAACATGCCCAGCCGGTGACGTGGCATTGATGGCAAAAATTGCAGGACTCGACCCGGATGCTTGGGTAGCGCGAGCCGTTATCAGTCAATACGAAGGAACCACCAAGGGGGCGAAGCTGGAAGCGGCGCTAAAAAAAGCATTGCTAGCGACTGGCGCGGCGCTCGTTTCCAGTTCAGCCAGCGCGACAGTAGCTATTGATGGATTTCAGTATGTGATAACTGACTTTATACGATGTATCATTTGTAAACCAAAAGTGTACAAATTGGCCTAAAAACAGGGCCGGTGTTTTTTTAAGTATAAAGGCTTCGCACATGGGGGCGGCACCCCCATACCCCCATCGCCCGGGGTTATCGCTATTCGCTCCCCCGGACTCGAAATTTTGTCGATCAGAATGGAGCTTTTCAGGGGGCAGTGAAAATGAACAAATACGAGTTTGGAGGCTTGGTTTTCTTCGTGCTTTTCGTTACGTGCGGAATACTGGCGCGGTGGAGGAAGGCGAAGAGGGCGCAGCCGGTGGCGTTTCGCTTGCGGAAGGGGAAGGAGGAGCGAGACTGGCGGGAGGCGGTGTACCAGCCGAAGCAGTACCGGGGGCAACGGGGGCCAGATACGGATTAAAGGGGCGATTCTGTAGCCACGTTCTGCACTCACCATCAGACAGACCAGCATCAGTGCCTTGACCGGTATAGCACTTGCATTTCTCACCCATGCAGGCAGCACCGGTCACGACTGGCATGACAGCAACAACCCGGAGATGATCAAAAGCAGGCGCGGATTCTGGTTTGTTGCTGACCCTTGGAATGAAGGCCACCCGGTCATCTATTGGCCCGAGCCCGTCAGCTTGCTGTAAAGATTGTCCAGACGAATCCTGATTTTGGTTTTTAACTTGAACGCTTTTAACGTCAGATAAAGGCGGTTTGCCACCATTTTGCGTGCGTTGAATGATGTTATAGACACCATAGGCCAAAGCAGCAAAAAGCAAGAAGGCGACAATCCCGAAGATCATTGCACGCGGTACGCCCCGGACGGGCACGGTATGGATTGACGCCGATTTGTAGAGAGAGAACGCTTTTTTAGGGAGGCTGATTCTCTTTTTGTTGATGCAGGTTTTCCACTGCATCGAATCATTCGATTCTGGCCATTCGTACCAGTAGCGGCCAAGTATGCCGGTGTCACGAATGTGGACATGACGACCGACCAAGCCGCGAACGTTGGAGTCAAGCAGGCGTGGTGCCTGCGTGGTCACGAATACGTCAATGCCCCTGTGCCGGTGAGTCTCCAGTTGAGCGACGGATTCGGGCACTTTTGTACCAGCACCACGAGGACGCC